CTTCGTCACTTAACTCCAGTACCTCATTTGCCATGCGTTCGATTAAGTCCTCGCGCGCGCGCGTGTAATTTTCCGCAAGGATAGCATCTTCATCAACCCACCTTGAAAAAGTACTCTGCGGAACACCAGCAGCTTGGCACGCCTTAAACGCGCTTAGGCCGTTTCGCATCCCATCCAGCACTGCCTGGCTGATGATTGCGCGGTCCTCGCTTCCCGGTTTAGTGCGCTTTGCCGTCATCAGAAGCCACTATTTCGGGTCGTGGTGCAGGTGTAGCTGTTATCCAAGTTCTTAACGCACCGGGTAGTGGTCTGGGCTTGTGCTGCAAAAGAAAACAGCAGGGCGGCGATTGTGAATAGGGTTTTCACGGTTACTCCTTAAAAATGGGCATAAGCCCCAAAAGCTAACAACTGTCAGCGGATCAATTGTGCTTGGTTTGGTATAGGTATGTCAACAGGCCATTGCCCGCTGTCCACCAGTTGTCTAACCGTTGCGATGTGTGCCGCCATCCATGCGGTCTGTCTAGCTTCGCGGGAAAACTTCGCCCCTTGGTCGATTTCATAGTGGCATTTCAGGCACAGTGCAGCCACTAGGTTGTCATCAGCTTTGATGCCTCTGCCTTTGCCGCCGCCCCAGTTTGTGTGCGCCGCTTGCACCATGTGTCCGCTTCCGCAGTGCTGGCAGTCTAGGCTTGACACCAGCTTAAGCAGCTTTTTGCTGCGGACGTAAGTGTGTTTTGGGATCATGTTAGGGTTTGTCCTAGGTGCTTATTAGGGTTTGTCCTAATGGCTAACGTGTAGACTGCTATACAATACACCCATGCCCCAGCAATTCCGCAGGGGTCTTTTAAGGAAGCATCATGAAATACAAACTCAACGTCAGCCAAGATGTAGACCGGGACGAACCGGGTGTGTACATCCTCAATCTTCCCAAAGGCTGGCGCTTCGACGAACACAGCAGTCCCAATGATCGCAGCCACGTTCGCGGCTATGACTCAATGAAAGAATTGCGCGATGACATTAAAAGCGCCGTGATTCTTTGTGATTGCCATCGTTGCACAGCATGAGTTGGCTTTAACAACCAATAAATCCACGGGGCTTCGGCCCCATCAATCCCGCAAGGGTCTTTTAAGGAGTAAACAATGTCGCATCGTCTCGTTTTAGGGCTGGTCTATCTGCTAGCCATCGGTATTTTGTTTGCTGATCTGTTTATTTGGAGGGCTTGAACATGAGAACAATTAGCTATCTCTACGATGCCGGGTCAGACATTTATCTAGATTGCGAGCTTGAATACGATCCTGGCGAGCATGCAAACCCAGACTTAGAGTCACCAACCTGCGGCCCTGGCTGCGCTCCTGCGGCTTGGCTCATCGCAGCAAAAATCGGCGATCTAGACATCATGCCGGTCTTGGATAAAACAATTATTGAGTTGATCGAGGTGGCCGCATGCTCATTGCAGGATTAGGGGTTATAATCGTGGCACTGCTGTCGATTCTCCTCGACCTTTAGCAGTTGCCCCTCCTTAGCCCGCGCAATGCGGGCATTTTTTTGTCCGTCTACGGCACTTCCTCGCGCACTAACACATCTACCCCAGGCGATGCCGCGTAGACCTTGGTGACATGTAGGCTCACAATCTGCCCGTCGTCTCGGTAAACAATCCCGTTTAGCCCGTCGAGTACGCTTTTCGCCAAATTGTCTATGTCGGGCTTTTTTGTAGGCCGCTCTAAGCCCTTTAAACAGGCCGCCACGCGCTTTTTAGGGTGGCTTTTAGGGATAGGTAGCCTGAAGTACAGATAGACCGCTGTGGGCGTTTCTAGGGGCTCGGTTTGCCCCATGACTTGCTGTGCGGTTTCTCGGACGATCGTCTCGTAGTCGCTGGTTTTCTTCGGGGTGTACGTCCGGACAAAGCCGCCGATTTTGGAAAACTTGGGCCTGCCCTTGGGGACTGGGGGCGAGTCGATTGTGAACTGAATCATGTAGGTCATTTAATCCCCGCAAAAACAAGGAATCGTCTCATCGTTTCCGAAAAAGTCGGTTTGAGTTGTCGCGTAAGACATCATCTCCGCATACCCTGGGCGGTCTTTACGAAATCTTGCGCCGTCAGGTTTGGACGCCAGCGCCAGCGCCTCCATCTTGGCCCACCAAACAGCTCTCCCCGGTTTTTCTTGGATCAGGCTCATCGTTTGGCTCGTGCCCTTCAAAAAACAAAGATCGCAGTTCCCGTGATAGGTGACGCCGTTGATGTTTGGCAGTTCCAAATCAAAATCTTGGTTTCGCCAGAATTCGCCCACCATCTCCTTTGTCACGCCAGCACGCCCCAATGGTGCGATCTTTTCCTCATGCTTGCCATAGTCCTGGTTGCCGATCTTGGCCAGTCTTCGCTGCTCGTCTGCTCTGATCCCAAGCATTGAATCCCATTCCGTCCAGCCGATAGATTTCAAGTACCGATGAATCGCCAGGACTTTCATCTCTATTGTGCAAAACCTCGATACCGGATTGGGCAGGTAATTGCGCCGCCGAATAATCGCCTCAAACGGCTCGCCATCTCGACTAGCGGTTTCAAAGTCAACAACCCGAAACCGATCTTTTGTTTCGTCTGCCTCAAAGTACTCCACCCAAGTGATATGCACATCCCACTCTTTTGAGCAGCGATCTACAAAGCGCAAAGTGGCCTCGTCCTATTTGCCAGTGTTCGCAAAGCACACCACCGCTTCGTCTGGCAGCCCATTGTTTGCTTGCAGCACTCGCCACAGCATATAGGCGCTCGTCCTGCCACCGCTAAAGCTGATGCATGTCGGACTGTCAATTTTGAATGAGTCAATCACTGTTGCGCTCCTCGTTCATCAATCGCCGCAACTCGGTTGCAGCATCAAGCCCGCGTTTGCGTTCAATTGCCGAAATAATACCGGCCCACCACACTTGTGCTGCTGCTGCCCCGTCCTCGCTGGCCTTGCGTCTGTACCTCTGTACCCACTCCCTCGCCTCCGTGCGTCTCATGTGCATCAAGGTCTCCGGTGAGCTGTAGGGCGAAGTCCACAATTCTGTCTGGGTAGTAGACACCCTCGCGTACTCGGTCGAGGATTTTTTGGGCTTGTTCATATGTCATGCCAACTCCAATTGCATTTGGTTTGCGTCTGCACTTTCGTGCCCTTTAAGCCGCTGTTGTTGCAGTGGCCCGTAGTCCGGGTTCAGTTCGCAGCCCAGGTATTGCCTGTCGTGCTGAAGGGCTACCGCTGCCGTGGTGCCACTTCCCATGAAGGGGTCAAGCACGATATCTCCCGGCCTGCTGCCCGCAAGGATGCAAGGCTCGATCAGGGCCGTTGGGAACGTGGCGAAGTGAGCGCCCTTGTAAGGCCGGGTGGCGACCGTCCAGACGCTGCGGCGGTTTCGCAGACCGCTTTCTAAGTCATATCCGGTCTTGCCATTGCGGCCCAAGGCAAGACCGGCATAAGCGTGAGTGGCGTCCACGCCATTGACAATCTGCTTGCCAAGCGTTCCAGCGCCAGTTCTGTCCATAAGCCGCTGTTTTCGATCAGCCCTGCCGATACTCGCTTCTGCAAGTGGCTCTTTAATCGCCTCCGCATCAAAGAAATACCTATCCGACTTCGACAGCAGGAAGATGTACTCATGCGCCTTGGTGCAGCGGTCGCGCACCGATTCAGGCATGGGGTTCGGCTTGTGCCAGATGATGTCTTGGCGTAAATACCAGCCATCAGCGCGAAGGGAGAACGCCAGCATCCACGGAATGCCAATCAGGTCTTTGGGTTTGTATTGTTCGCCAAGATTATCGACATGCCTTGTTGCGTGCATTGCACCGGGGTCTTTTTCCCTGCCGTCCCAGTTTCTAGGTTGATCGCTGTACTTCCCGCCTTGCCGCGCATAACTATCCCCAATGTTCAGCCACAGCGTCCCATCATCTGCCAACACATCGCGCACACATCGGAACACCTCGACCATAGCTGTGATGTATTGCTCTGGAGTTTGCTCCAGCCCGATCTGGCCCTCATGCCCGTAGTCACGCAAGCCAAAGTAAGGTGGGCTGGTGACGCACATCTGCGCCTTCACGCCATCAGCCGACCAGCGCCGCATCGTGTCGCGGCAGTCACCGAATTCAATCTTGTTCACTTGAATCCCCCCCTCAGAGCTTGAATGCGCTCGCGGATGTGGTCAGGCATCGCCACAGTGCCAGCAATGCGCTCTTGGTACTGCTCTGCCATCGTGACGGGTTTTTTGACCTCCGGTATCTCTGCGCCGTCCCATCGTTGCTGGTTCAGATAGACCAGAGGAGCCGGTACAAATGCCCCGTTGTCTTTGCGCCACTGATCGGTCGTTTTTTGCCATTCCACATGTTTGATGATCTGATCGGCACAGTGTTCGTATAGCCCTTTTTTCCAGCGTGCTAAACAAGTTGCCTTTGCGCCCTTCCTGGGGCTTTTGGGCCATGCTGCCCAGAATCTTTCGAATCCACTTTCAAACATTGCGCCTCCTATAGTTGAATCACAAACACCATAATTCATATGGTTCACCCAAAAGACCCCCCTACCCCACAGAGTGTGAGGAAGGATGAGTTAGGTTCACCCCCCATTGAAGGGATCGTCATGCTACGGATTGAATACCGTACGCCCCCGGCTTGACGATTCGACCAGCCGCACGGATTGTTCGGGAACTGCCCCCTAGCCCATGTGATTGATGATGACGGCTGGGAATGATCCAGCACTGATGGGTAGTCGTCAAAACCTGTTGGCCCACTGCTCTTCAAATTAAGCTACGCCATCACCAATCACACGGTTGCATACCGTGTCGCGGTTTCCTTCCGAGCAGCCCCACTTGCGGCCCCTACTTTCGTGCGGAGTACGGTCGCGTAGAAAACAAAAAAGCCGGTTACTACTGCCCTCGGTGGAAACCCTTTGGATTTAAACCAAGGGCGAGAGCATGAGTAACCGGCCTTCACTGTCGCTTTCCACGGCAACGGGATGAAGTTTCTATCAAATTTTGGAGCTTGTCAAGCCCCTACGAAAAAAAGTTGTTGGTGGCTGGATTCGAACCAGCGACCCGCCTGCTGAGATTCGTTGCAACTTCACCAGCATCGGCCGTGCATTAATCGGCCCATGACTCTACCAACTGAGTTACACCAACACGGCTGGGGACTCGTCGTGCGTCCTTCGATTCGTGGCGACACCGGCCACATCCCCATGCGTGTTGGTTGTTAAGTTTCTTTGTGGTGACGGCCAGTCGCTACGCTGGCTATCGGGCCTACGGGCTTAGTACCGTCATCTTCCATCTCACGATGGCGCTTTGCAGTTAAGCTACGCCCTCAAGTCCTTGGCTATCTGGCCTTGTTGCCAAACTCCAAAGTTGTGTGTCTGCTTTCCACACCGCGTCACCACAAAAAAACCTAACAACACCAACAAGTCTGAAGCCAACCTACTACCCTACTCGCACAAGTGCTTTCAGAGCTTCGCCTGGCCCCAGGCTTGTTAGTCCTCTTTTTCGAGGTTAGCAAACCACTCCGGTTTGATGCACTTTAGCTGCCACAGCCTGCCCTGGGGGATGGTCTGCCACTGATGTACAGCCCCCCGGCTGATGCCCAGCAATCGGGCCAATCGCGCTTGGGAGCCTGCCAGAATGATCGCCTCGTATTTCGTCATGTGTGCAGTTTACGCCAAAGTCAAGTTTAGTGAACATTGGGGTTTTCCCTAGTGTACAAGTGTTTAGGTGGCTGTACAGTCTACCTATGCCGCAATGTTGCGGTCTAACCAGGAGTGATGATGTCTTACACAAGTTTTAGTCTGACAGACCCGCCAAGTCTGCGGCCAAATGATGCGCCGGAGCGCATCTATGGGTGGCTTGACAGCCAGCTATCCATCGCACGCCATTACGGCGGCATAACGTACAACGGGTGCGAATACTTGATTGACTACAGTGACCCTCATGAACCGTTGGTTCGGCAAGACCCTAAAAAAGGGAAAAGCAAATGAAATATTCAGTAACAGAACAACAGTTCAGGCAATTGCTGACAGTTGCCAGGCTCTTTGAACTGGCTTACCCGTATCCGGAGGCAAGCAAATGAAACACACACCGGGGCCGTGGGAGATTGTGCAGTCAGACCACGGCATAGTAGTTTGCACCGAGTCTTCAAAAACAAGGTACGGCGCAAGTCGTTACGCCGCTATCGGCGGGTTTGAACGCAGCGACCCGCAGCAGCTTGCAGAAGCACTAGCAAACGCCCGCCTGATCGCCGCAGCACCTGATCTACTGGAGGCGCTGCAAATTTTGTTTGAACGCGCCAACCGTAACAGCATCGACCCGTTCGCTCTGCAACAAGCAGTTGACGCCATCACCAAAGCAACAGGAGAAACCAAATGAAACAGTGGCATAAAGGCCCGCCGCCCAGCATTGGCTGGTGGCCTGCAAGTGCAGCGAGGTGTTCCGACGTATTCCGATGGTGGAATGGGGAGTGTTGGAGTTCTGCGGCAGAGAAAAATTCTTCTGCGTGGGGCGTGTATCGCGCCGCAAACACACGGGCATTTTTCAGACAGACAGAAATTGAATGGACAGACCGGCCCGAGTGGTGGCCAGAAAGGAGCAAGACATGAAGAAGATTGATTACTTTTTCCCTCGCAGCGCGGTAATCATTACCGGCATTCCGTTTGTTTCGATATGTAGCTCTGAAATGCTAGGGACTCTAAAGCCGGGGTACGAGTGGGCATTAACTGCATGGGCCTGCGCGTTTGCAGCGTCCCTGCTGTGGGCCATCGGATGTATTGTGTTGAATGCTTTGAGGAGCAAGACATGAGCGACAAAGAATTACTGAAAGACGCTGCGAAGGCAGCGGGCATCAAGCTGGTGTTTGACCCGGATGGCGTGCCGCGAGACTGCACCGGCATCAAGCCAGCAATGGACATTCTGTCGGCCAAGGTCTGGAACCCTATCGACGACGATGGCGATGCGCAGCGGCTGTTGGTGGCGCTGAAGATTGATATTTTGTTTGACGAAGAATCTGATTGCAGTGTGGTCGCGGCTCAGACATTCCGGGTGTTTGAATCTGAGACTATTAACGACGACCCCTACGCAGCCACCCGCCGCGCCATCGTCAAAGCTGCGGCTGAAATTGGAAGGAGTAAGACATGAGCATCAAAGCAATGAAACAGGCGCGGGATGCGCTGGAGAAAACACACACAGCGCCCGGGTGCGAGCAGTGGGCCTTAGAGCGCAAGGCGTGTATCGCCCTACGCACCGCCATTGAGGCGGCTGAGAAGCAGGAGCCGCTTGGCTACTGGAACGCTGTTGAGTTGCCGGAAGAAGCGCAAAAGCCAGCACAGGCCAAAACAATCCCAAAGTGGCCACTCAAAAACCAGTGGGTAAACGGTCGCGGCTATGTGGTCTGGCGAGATGTTTTTGAGGGCAACATGAAATGTTCTTTGGATGACGCAATTGCAGCACACACGCAATCGGTTTTTGTTGATGAAGCCGATGCAAAAGAGTATTGCACCTTTAAAAACACCACCCCACCCGCAGCACAGCCAGCACCTAATGACTTTGAATTGATGAAGTGTTGGGTTGAGAAACCGGACGGGACAATTGATGGCATAGCCTCGATGCGCCTTGCGCTGAGTAAACACGGCGCAGCACAGCGCCAGTGGGTTGGGCTGACGGATGAGGATGTTGATGAATGGACACCAGAAATTCACGATGTAATCCGCGCCATCGAAGCCAAACTCAAGGAGAAGAATAGTGTTTAAATTTTGCTGGCACAAATGGCGCGGATGGAGTCCAGCTATCAGCGACTACAAGGGGTCGTTGCATCAAGTTTGTCACTGCGAAAAATGTGGCGCAATAAAGCGAAGAAAAGCAATACACATTAAGGTCGCGCAATTGGGTGCAGATCAAGTAAACGATGCCATTAAAGCCACCATCAAGGAGAAAAACACATGACTACTAAACTAGATGAAATGTGGGCGGCACTAGCTGAAATGTGCAATGAGAAAAATGCTGTTACTGCTATTGCTGCTGCTGCTGCTGTTGCTGCTGCTTATGCCGCTTATGCTGCTGCTGCTGCTGCTGCTTATGTTGCTGCTGCTTATGCCGCTGCTGTTGCTGCTGCTGCCGCTTATGTTGTTGCTACTTATGCTACTGCTGAATTTTGGGCGCGAAAAGCGATTGATCGCATTGAAAAAATAACCATCCCCCCCGCAGCACAGCCAGCACCTGTGCAGGAGCCGGTGGCGTGGATGCGTAAAGATGGCACTTTGAGATTTGCAGATGGAAAAGTTTTTGCTGTTGGTCAGCCTTTTTACACCTACCCACTCGCACAGCCACCACAGCGCCAGTGCGTCGGGCTGACGGATGAGGAACAACTGAAATTGGCAAAAGATAGCGAAGGGAAACTTAAGGAGAAAAACATAGTGTAAGTACCTATTCCACACTGTCTAGTGGTCTATACAATCATCGCATGCCCTGGCATCCCGCTGGGGTCTTTTTAGGGGGAAAAATGGACAAGATCGCAAGCGCACTGGTCAAGGCACAAAAAGCCTTCGGCCCAGCTCTGAAAACAAGCACAAACCCGCATTTCCGCTCACGCTACGCCGATCTATCGGCTTGTGTTGAGGCGGTGATGGATGGACTTTCAGCAAACGGTATTTTCTTCACGCAGCGGGTTAGCCCGTCTGACACTGGTGTCTTGGTCGAAACGGTGTTCATTCACGAAAGCGGCGAGACTTTTTCTTGCGGGCAAATTCATGTCCCGGCCACAAAGCATGATGCCCAGGGCTTTGGGTCTGCTCTGACTTACGCCAGGCGCTACAGCCTGATGGCAGCTTGCGGAATCACCCCAGAAGACGACGACGGAAATGCAGCTCGCAAAGGCCCAAAGCCCGACATTACAGACCACCTAGCAGCCATTGAGGCCACTACGACGGGCGAAGAACTGCAATCGGTCTACAAACAGGCTTACGAGGCTTGCCAGGGCCATCAAGACCTGATTAAGCGGGTAATCGATGCCAAGGCCGCAAGGGTTGCCCGCGCCAAGCAGGAGAAGCAAGCATGAAACTACGAACTATCCGCAAGCGCATGCAGCGCATGTTTTTTCACCGTAAACGTTACTTTTTTGGCGTAAGAGGTATTAAAAATGCTCAACGCCTAAACAACATGCAATTTAGCAATTTACTTGATTTGATCGGAAAAATGACATGATTGACATCAATAAAGGTGGGTCAGCGTTTCCGTATACGGTAGCTAATGGCGCAAAAAGTGTAGACCCAGGCATGACCCTGCGCGATTACTTTGCGGCAAAGGCGATGCAGGGGCTTCTCGCATCACTACAGGAGGAGGACGGCATTGATTATGTGTGGGTTACTCGTTGCGCGTATCGCTACGCCGACGACATGCTGAAAGCGAGGGAATCATGAACGACCACGAAGTCACCGTCATCATAACCAAAAAACGCATCAAG